ATCGCGATCAGGTCAGCGTTGCCGGTAAGTTCCGCAGGAGTGATCTTGATGTTTGTGCCGTATTTTCTATTGACTGCGTCAAGCGTTGACTTGAGCGCATTGGCTGCTGTCGAGCCTGTCTGCTTGATTGCCCTGTCGAATTGTTTTGCTGCATCCTTAATCGCGGCGCGACTGAGGCCCTTGCCAATCAACATGCCAGTCAGAGACGCAGTCAGATCAATCGCACCCTCAGCGGCGACGCGGAGGGGGCTGATGCGCTGACCAGCCATCTGCCGGGCCACCGCCTCGCGCAGATACTGCCCAGTCATTGCCCCGGTCGTGCCGCCAGCGACCATACCGCCGGGGCCGAAGAGTGTTCCGCCGACCGTCCCAAGAGCCGCCCCTGTTGCGGGGATGGATGGGCCGAGACCTTTTGCAAAAGACCGCAGTGGCCCGGGCGACACAGCCTGCAAGGTGCCTCGATCAGTGCGGTAGACGATGCGCCCGTCGCTAACGCCGAAGCGCTCCATAGGGATGCCCATCTGCTGTGAGTAATAACGCATCCGCGCCTGCGGGTCTTGGATTATCGACGCAGCCGCAACAGTAGGCACCGACGCGGCGTCCATTGTGCCGGTCTCAACTATGGGCCGGGTCATGCCTGTTGGCGCAAACCCGAGAAGACCGTTGCTCATGCCTATCTCCTTGCCGCTGCGCTATCGGCCCAAACTTGCAGGGCGTCAGCTTGTGTCTTGCCAGCGTTTTCTGGCTTGGCCATCCACTGTCGAACGTAGTCATCAATATACATCGTCTGACCGCCCTGTGTTTGCAGGGACAACGGATACTTTCGCGCCAGATTGTCAGTGATCTTGTCATTGCCAGCGCGAAGTTGCTGCGCGCGGTAAAGCGCCGCCGCAGTGACACTGCGGAAGTTATTTAGCTTCGCCTTGAACTGCGTCGGGCTGTCGTTTACGTCTGGCAGGAACCGTCTGGCGTTTTCAAGCTCGAACTTGGTGACCGCCGCGCCAGAAAGCTGCTTTAGGATTGTGCTGAACAAATTCTGCGTCTGCGCTCGGAACTGAGAGTATCGGATCAGCCCCTCTTGATCTGATGGCGGAACGCCTGTCAGCTTTTCCAATGTAATCTGCGCGTAGTTTTCAAGCTGCGTTGGGATTGTCTGGAACGATGGGTCGTATGCCTGAGCGATGCTGTCAAGCTGGCTTAGAACGTCTTGCGTCTCAAGTATCTGGCCTTCAATCGCCTTGACGGTCGGCTTTGCCAAGTCAGCCCCCGGCACACCAGAGGTGATGGTTATGTTGCCGGTTTCGGGGTCGATGCTTGTAATGGTGCCGGTACTCGGCTTAGGCAGCTTTGCCGGGCCAATCGGCACCAGCTTAAACTTGCCCGGCGCGGAGGGGTCAGGCACCAAGACATTTTGCTGCGTCGCGCCCGGCGTCCCAGCGACGCCAGTCTGAATTGTGCTAGGCGTTTGCGGCGTCACAGGCGCGCCCGGAAGCGGCAAGAAAGACGTGCGCCCGAAGATGTCTTGACCCAGAGTGCCGGTCACGCCGCCAGCGGTAATCGTCTTTGGATCGGGCGCTTTCTTGGTCATCCCCATAGAAATGTCGTACTGCCCCGTGGCGGGGTTGTACGCCCTAAGCTCGGTCGTGCCGGAGGGCGTCATAAACTCCTGCGTTGTCGGCGGCTTGTACTGTTGCTCAAATGCAAACTTTCCCGCCGCAGCAGGGTCAAGTCGAGCGTAGATGGTCGCGCGCGCCTCCGGCGTCTTGGCGAGGGCAAGTTGCCCAAGAAGCTGAGAGCGCTGCCTTGCCTTGGCGGCCTCTACCCCGAGCCTCTGAAGCTCCGCTTCCGCCGTCTTGAACTGAATGTCGCCCAGCTTTTTTGCGCGCCGCGCCGCCAAAGCCGTGTCGTAGGCTTGCAGGCCCATCGCCCCAGCCCGACCTATCCCCTGCCCCAAAGAAATAGGGCGATCTTGTGGGCCACCCGCTTCGAGCAATCCCATTGCAATCGCAAGGTTTGCGCGCGTGCGCGGATCGTCAAAAGAAGTTCCGAGAAGACCGTTTGCCATATCTTACCCCAAAAGTCCCAAGAGGCCGCCGCCAAGGGCATAGAGCGGGTTAACCGCTCCGCCCGGCCCCGCCATCATGCTGCCGATCTGCGCTCCTCCAAGAGCGCCCCCAAGGGCAGACAGGGCAGGGCGGGTGTATTGCGGCGTGATCTGCTGAGAGCCAAGCTGGCCGCCCTGAACCGACGCGAGGTAGTTCGCAAGCGCGGCGCCCGGTGCCTGCTGCTCGAACTGGAACTTCTCGATGTCAGCCGAAAGCTCCGCTTGCTCCTGCGCCTCGCGCGCTGCGCCGATCCCGGCCAGCGTCTCAAGGTCAGCGAAGCCGAACTGACGTGCCGCAGGCGCTTGGGCGATGGCCTCCTGCTGCGCGCGGTACGCCATCGGCGCAAGGGCGGAAGCAACCGCGCCCTGCTGGTAGCCAGAGCCGTAGCGACCGGCCTTGCCGAACTGCGCCTCGACTTGCTCGACAGCGGGGCGGAACGCGGCGGCCTGAAGTGGGTTTGTTCCCATCAGGTTCTGCATCACCACATCCTGAACCGCGCCAATAAAGGGCGAGCCGCTGATGGCTTGCTGACGCAAGCCCGACAGCGCCATTTCGGTCTCAGGCGAGAAGCCCACGACCGTCCGGCCGGGGTAGTATTGCATCGGCCCCTGCTCATAGAGGCGCTTTGCCTCGCTCAGCGCGAACTCTTTGAACGGAGCCGTGGTCGGGTCCGTCAGGGTCTGCGTGACCTGCCTTGTCGTGCCGCCGCCTTTACTCATCTTTGAAATCCCTCATAAGCACCACCGCGCTCTCGCGGTAGCTTTCAAGTTTGCGAGACCAACCCCTGCGCCCGATGATCTCCATCCCGTCGCAACCCTGCGTCTTGGCCCACGCTGCGATTGCAACTTCCGCGTCTATTAGCTCGTCCAAGTCACCACCCGCCAGCCAAATCCGGCACATTGCCTTCTGCGGATAGTCAACGATCTCAGTCACTATAGCAGACTTGTCGAGCGGAAAGAACTGGGCCTTGCCCTCAGCTACCGCAAGCATCACGTCCTGCAAAGTGTGCGATCCGCCTGCGTATTCGAGCGCGTCCTCGATGTATTTCGAGCAGCGCGCCCACTGGTCAACCGATAATAAGGTAGGCGAATTCCTGTGTATGCCCGTGGTTGTTGTGTCCAATTTTCATCGTCCCGTCTGTTGAGGTCGATTTGATGTACGGCTCAAAGTGCGACGGCGTCTCGTTGATCGCCGTGAAGAACACGATGCTCTCCTTCGAGAAGCGCGGGTCTTCATGCGTCGTCTCGGTCACGTTCGCCTGAAGCGTCACATAGCCCCAGCTATTCAGTCCGCCGTTGATTGTGCGGTTCAGAACCTCGGCGATCTCGCGGGTAGTCGCGATGATCGGGTTCAGGATGCGGAAGTTTGCCTTGCGCGTCGTCATCGCCTGCCGATGTCCCTAGCCTCAACCTCGATGCCGAGCGCCTTGTCCCAGTCGCCGGTAAATTTAACGCGCGCCCGGTGGTAGCGCCCCTGCGCGCGAAACGGAGAAAACGCCGAGGCATTGACCGCCACGTCGCTGGTAAATGTCGGAACCTGAGACTGCGTCTCGCGGGTGCCGATGGCGACCGTCACGTCGCCGTCCTCATAATACGGGTAGACGCGCGTGACGATTGAGTGCTTGCCGCTGGACAGCGGTGCCTCAGCCGTCTCAATCGTGCCGGGCAGAACCGAGCCGGTGAAGGTGTAGATTTTGTCGCCGTATGCGCCGCCGAAGAAATACTGACCGCCCTTGAAAAAGCGGCTGTCTAGCTGGGTGCTGAGACCGTCAACCGTGGCGGACAGATTGTCGAGACCCTCGACCGTGTAGCCAGCCGAAAACATCGGCGCAAGCAAGTCAGCCTCGACCTCAGCCACCGACCACTTGTTCAGGGTGTAATTATAAATCAGGATTTTGTCAGGCTGACCTGACGGCGAAGACGTGGACGTGTAAGACCACATCGCGACTTCGTTCAGCGGGTCAACCGCCGCAGACATGCGGTTGTCGTAGTTGCTGTCGAAGTCGTCTAGGAAGAATTGATTGATGCGCTCGCTTCCGATGGGCGAGATGCGCTGACCATCGAAAGAATAGAAGCCGTCGCTGCTCAGGAAAAACACAAGGTTCCCGGCGTTGCACACCGAGTTTTTAAAGTTACACCCGCGCTCGGACACGACCTTGTCGAACTGCCAGATCAGCGGCGGACCAGTGTAGGTAGCGCGGAAGATGGCGCGCTCGGTCAAGACCGTCGCATATTCGCCCCCGACCAAGCCGGTAATCTCGCCGCTGTCGGGCAGGTCTTGGAAGTCGGACTGATCTGTCCCGACGACCCATCCGTCAACGTCATTAAACCCGGACCATTGGACGCGGTAGGGGATGCGGCCCGATCCGCTGTCCACGTTAGCCACCCACACGAAGTCGCGCACCGCCGCAATGAAGTCGGCCTTTGGCGGAGAACCGGCGAGGTCAGCAAATGCAGAACTGGTGCCAAGTTCAAAATACTGAAGTTCCTCGCCGATACCGCCTGCGGCGATAACATAATCGCCGAACTGAATAAACCGCCAGCGCTCACCGCCGGTCAGGTCATAGCCGCCCGTCTTCTTGATGTCATCGAGATTGTTTGTGGTTGTGTTGTGCAGGTAGAGCTTCGCGTCGTCACCGGCAAATAACTTGGTGTTGTTTGAGCTATCCTTCGCCGCGAAGATGCCGCGAATAGTTCCGTCCGCCGCGTTCGAGTACGACACAAAGCTGTTCATCGAGTGGTAGCCCACGGCGCTGGGCATGACGTTCGTCGCGACCGTCACGCCGGGGTTTAGGATGTCAGCTTGGTCTGGTAGCCACTCGCCGAACTGTATCACGCAAACCCCCTCGCTGGTGTTGCTGGCGGTGTAATCGTGTCACCACCATCCTCAAGATGCTGGATGAGCGTGTCGGCCTTATCGGACAGCTTGCGAAGGTTGGCGTGGTAGCCCGGCACAGCCGCCATCTCGGGGTACTCGTTGCCCTCGTCGTCGGTCAGGGTGTTGCCGGTAGGCGCATAGATGGCCCCAATCTCGTCCACCCGCACCCACGCTGTGGCCCGAATGACATCATTGTCATCCTCGTCCTGCGTAATGATGCTGTGCGGGTACACCGTCTCTGTGCCGGTGACATTGCCCTCGTCATCGTAGGTGTCGCGGCTTTCGCTTGGCCCTTTCAGTGCGGTAATCAGAGCGGCCCTGTCGGATACCTTGATGTACCAGTCGGTCTGAGGCGGCGGGGTGTCTTCAATCTCGTCAGTCATCAGTCACTCGTCAGCGATTGCAGTGTTACTTTGGGCAAGGCTCTGGGGAAATATTGCACTCTCTCAATATGCCCGGAATACTGATTAGCCGTATACCGCAAGCCAAAAGCAATCTCGTGTATACCGACAATGTCCGCGCCGAGAGTGCCTGTCGTTTCATCCGAGCCGTTAGCGGACATATCCATTGATGTTCCGTCATATGTCGTCGCAATCTCATTTCGGTTTGACAGTGTCACAGCTTCGGCTGTCTGCAATTCTGTGCTGCCGCCGCCCTTTGAAAAATTGCGGAGTGAATTGCCAAATCGGTATGTGTGACTGAGATAGTTGTCAAAGCTGTCAGCGTGCATTGAAAGGACGGCATGTGTGTCAGTGCCAGTACAGGATGACAAGCTGTACAACGTCCCCTCGGCGGAATTGTACTGCTCGAAGGGATAGAGTTCGCGGACGCTTACGTTGTCCACCTTGTACACATCGTCTGCTGCGAAAGGTGATACTCGGAAAATCGCAACGTGTGTGGCCGTGGTTGTAGCTGTGAAATCAACAGTTACGGTTTGATTGCTGCCACTTGTAATTGAGGATGACCCCAGCTGACCAGCAAAGAAAGAAGAGTAAATAACTAAACTTGTACCAGAGCCAGATACAACGCTTAGTTCAGCCGTCGCCCTATACCTTCTGCCGATGACTGTAGGCGTATTTGCCGCTGATTGATAAAAAATACCAGCGCCTGAAGCTGTTGATGCACTAGCAGTAACAACGCCAGAAGACACAGTAGCCGTCACCCCAGAGGTTTGACCTTCTGTCCAACCTGTCGTGTCAGTGTCAAACGTGCCGTTAGTCACAAGCTCAGTGCCGCCGGTCGTCGGACCCATCACAGCTACGTCGGCGTTGCGGGTGGTAGTGCTGCCGGTGGTTTCTATGTAGGACGTAGGGAAAGAGCCAAGCTCAAGAGAATGGCCCCAAATAAACACGCCATCGCCTACCGTTGCGGATGTCAAAACTGTGTTATCCGCAGAAGCTAGATGCACACCAGCATAGAATGTAGATGCTGACATAATTGAGGCTGCGGCAGTAATTGAGCATCTGTACCAACCATTGCCATATTCAACAATCCTGCCAGTGAAGCCGGTGCTTGCAGTGCCTACTGTGCCGTTATCCAAATCAAAGAATACACCGGGGAAACTACCGCTTACCCCTAGCCTTACCTTTACCCAGTTAAGCTCTGCCTTTTTCAAGAAAATTGAGTAAGTATAATCAGCTGCCGAAAGCGTCAGTCCACTACTGGGGAAGAACACTCTGGGGTTAGTCAGGGTTGTGCTGTTCGCTTTTATCTTGGCTGCTGTAACTGTGCCATCAAGGCCGAGTGCTGCATTTTGCTCGTTTGTAATGCCGCCGCTCAAACCATCATCAATAGTTAAATCGTTGCTATCGTCAAGCAGATTAGTCCGCGCTTCCTCGATAAGCAGCCCCTTCGGCGTGGCTCCCTCGCCGTAGTACGGCGCACCCTCAGTGCGGTGGTAGGTGCTGGCCGTGTTGCCGACCTCGAACTGGACGCCCCAAATAAACAGGCCATTGTTTGCGCCAGTGTAACTTAGTTGACCGGCTGCGTTCAAAAGCCAAAGGTTAGCGTTGTTTTGTCCTGTGCCGTTTGCTGTCACGGTTATAGCGCATCTATACCAACCATTGCCGCTGTCCGTAATCGACGCAGACACGCTGCCAGTTGTAGTTACGCTTTCAGCAGACAAGTCAAAATCAGCAGTCTGGTTTGGGAAATTCGTGGTCGCCAAAGTTAATCTTATTTTGTAAAGCTCGTCAGCTTTTACATAAGCAGAAAAGGTATATGTAGTCCCGCTGGTGACTTGCAATTCATTGTTTGTAGTAGCGTAAACAACATGAGTTCCGGTGTTAGTGCCGTTTTCCACCCTCTCAGCCGTAGTGCCGCCTAGCGGGTCAGTCGTAGCATCTGCCGTGACTGTTACATTTAGCTTGCTCCAAGCACTGTCATCCAACATCTCGCTGTAACGCAGCAGGTTCTGCTCCTGCGCTGCCGACATGAACCACGCCGGGTCGTGGTCGAGCCGTGCCGCATACACCGCGCTGCCCTCAGTCTTGATGTAGGGGTTGTCTACCGGCAGGGTGGTGTGCTGGGAGAGCTGCGCACCCCAGACATATATAAACCCACTGCCTGAGTTTGCCGCAAATCTTGGCTGCACAGCGCCTGACGCAGGATTGCTAAAAGTAATACTTAACCGAAACCAATCATTTGGGTACGCCTCTGTGGAGACAGTATGGTTTGCGTTTATTGATGTCCATTCTCCAGTAGATAGGTCAAAAACTGAATTGCCATCTACTGTGCTAGGGGCGAATGTCACAATTCTAAACTTAAAAGTATCCAGACTTCCGGCTTTTACAAAAACTGAGGCTGTATATGTTCCGGCGTCTATTGTGCCACTGCCTTGACGAATATGATTCCCACCAGCCCCAAAATTTGCGCTGCTTATCTTGTCGGCAGTTGTTGTGCCGTCAGGAGACACAATCTCATTTGTCGCAACGGTTACATCACCAATCGCACCCCAAGTAGTGCTGAAATCCTCAGACTGCAAAAGCAAGTTATGCGGCGACTTCTTCACCAAGCCGTCGCTGTCGACGAACCACGCATTTGTGCCACGGCTGAAGTCGATGCGACTGTCAGGCGCACCGTTCGAGCCAATTTGTGAGGCAGCAAAATTAAGGTCGAGGACAGGTTGCTCGACGCTCTTGCGTAGTCCGACGTTTCTCAGCATTAGGCCATCTCTGTAACGTAAAGCGTTCCGTCGGCGTTGGCTCGGATAGCGGCCACTTTTTCACTCGCCGCAACGAGGAAATATTCCACCTGATTTGCAGGCAGATACATGCTGCTGGTCGTGGCTGTGGGGTTGCTGCCAAAGGCAACGTGGCAGTCTGTCGTGCTGACAAGCCGGACAACATTTGTCGTCGCAGCGTGGGCGGCGGACTGCGCGCTGCTGCTTGCCACAGAAATAGTTGAAACCGTGCCTGCCTGAAGTGCCTGAACGGCGATGCCGGTATTGTGGTTTGCGTATGTGCGCTCGGCGCTTGGGTCAACGTAGCTCATTTTTTACTCCTTAGCGTTCAGCGGCTGCGTTTTGCAGCGCATAGCTGCTGTTAATACGGATTGCGCCAGAGCCGTAATGCGCGCGCTCCTCGTCCTTTGCAATCTCCTCAATGGCGCGCGTGAACTTCTGGTCGTAAACCAAAGCCCTCTGCTCATCGAGCAGATAGGTATACGCCTCAGCAAGAGACCCCGAGAGGTAGATATCAGGGTGCCTTGAGAGGATTGTATTGCTGGCGTTGCTGTCCGACAAGGCGGTTATGCTGCCAATGTAGGTGATCTCAAGCGTGTAAACTGTGTCCGGCACAGGGCGGAGGCGTATCTCTGAGCCGACGACACTGAACGCTTTCGGCTTGCCGGTGCCAGCGGAAGAGTAAGTGCGGTCGATGGATACCGGCGACATATAGTCAAGCACCGTGATCGGCGTCGTCTCCAGCTTCGCCTCGCGGATTTCTCGCAGGTCTGTCGGCAGGGTGTAAAACTCTGTGCCAGAAACCGTGCTGATATCGTGGCGCGTCTCTTGGCTGCGCGTCTCTAGCTCGCGGCTCATGCGCCCCTCGGCCAAAGCAATAAAATCAGGGATGACGCTGGTGAGGTCATCCCTTGCTAAAAAATTTGCGATTGCGGTCTTTAGCTCTGTGTAGTTCGTGATCGCCATCAGATGTGTCCGCCGCCTGTCCGAAACGCTCGGTTCTCACTGTCGTTCAGCCACCGCTTCCACGCCTTGGGGTTTTCGTGCATGGGGCCGAACTTTTCAACGAGATGAGCATACACCACATTCGGTATTTCCGCCACATGCTGTACATGACGCTGCGTGTTACCTCGCATTGAGCCGGGGCGATGCTCCGCCTCAAGCTCCTTGTTGAGCTTCAGGACGTTGCCAAACTCCTGCCTGTGTTCGATGTAGGTCGATCCGTCGCTGTTCTGGTGCATCGCGACTTCCTTGCGGGTGCGCGGGTCAGTGTAAAGATATCGCTTCATTTTGCCCTCATAGAGGAGAGGGCGGACAAAGCCGCCCTCTCGTTAGATTAGGAGCCGCTCAGATCGAGGATCATCGCGTGTGCCTTCGGGGCGGTCGGCTTGAGCGCCCACTCGATCAGGACGTGGCTCTCAGTCGCGTCACCAACCTTGGCGAGGTCTTCTTCCAAGAAGTTACGACCGTTCAGCGTGCAGAGCGACACGAAGTCCGGGTCGATCAGGAAGATGCGGTCGTTACCAAGCTGCCTGCTCGGGGTGGCAGACACTTCGCCGAAATCTCCAAGAAAAATCGAAGTGGAGCCAATAAATGTGACCTCTTTCGCCTGCGTCATGTTGACTTGGTTAGAGACAACATTGTTTGTCGCTGCGGCACTGAGGTCGCTGAAATTGGCTTTGTTAGCCGCCGACATGACCATCAGGCGAGGGTTACCGCCATCGGTCCACGCGTCCTGCTGCGCGTCCTCAATGAGGCCGAGCGAAAGTGCGCGGTCGTCACCGTTGGTGATTGCATCGGAGCCGTCGCCAGTAGCGAAAGCACCGGAGCCACCACCGACAGAGCCGTTGGTGATCCAGCAAGACAGCGAAGCCGACTTGCGCGGGTCAGAAGCGGAACGAGCAACATCGGTATCGCCGATCATCTTTTCGACATCGCGACGAAGTTCCAATGATTTCAATACCTTCTGGTAATTGTGTTCCCGCTCGCGTCCCGCGGTTTCCACTGCGTCTAGTGTACCTGAGGTGGCAAATACCTTCTTGGATATCTGATGGTAGTTACCAACACGGCTGGTCGGCGTGGCCGCCGCTGTGGCCGTGTCGCTTCCTTCGTTGTGATAGTTCGTGGTGCTGCTCGCCGCAAGCTCCTGTACCTGCCACTCGGTAAAGATACCGTTGGATGTTTCCTTCTTCACGTTCGAGAAGATCGGTGTTTCAGCAGGGTCGCATTCTATCCCAGCCTTTCGGTGGGGGTGGACTATATCATCACTCCGGGTTGGAGTGCCGGACGCTCTAGCCTGTTATTAAGGGGGCTTTACCCCTCAGGTAGTCTCTGAACCTTCCCCCGGTGTACCGAGGGCTTGGATGCTGATTGCCATAGCTTGCGCCTTAGGGTTCCAGCAGTTCATCCGGTTTAGACCGCACCTACCCTATCTAATGCGGTAAATCACATCTGCCAGCTGCTCGCGCTCACCAATGGCGGCGCTGGTCGCGAAAGTCGTCATGACTTTTTCCTTTCAAGTTGCGGGTCTACTTGCGACCCATGAGATACTCAACAGCAGCGTCCACCGTTCCGGCGCTTTCAAAACGCTTTCGGGCTTCTCGCTGAGAACGGTTAGCAACTTCGCGCTTGGTCTTTGGTCGCCCTGCCTTAGCCATCTTCGGAGCCTTTCGGGTGCGCTTCTTGGCGGCGGGGGCTTTGTCTTGAAGCTGATCCCAGCGCCACGCTTTGTAGAGAAGCTCAATCGCGCGCGCATCAGATGCGTTTGCAATCTCCTCCTCCGAAAACCCGATCCGTCTCTGAGCGTAAGAAATCACTTCCTTGCGCTCCGTCTCGCGAGTGTCGTCATCCTGCCACGCAGGGATGCGGCTGAGCATTTCACCGCGCTGCACCTCGAGATGCTTGCGAAGCTCTTGCTCTTGTTCGCGGGACTTCTCCGCCGCAATGCGTTGCTGCTCGGCCTGAACCTGCTTCTGGTATTCCTTCTGCTGGTCCCATTCGGCCTTGTACAGAAACAAGTCGCGCTCGGACATAGTCTCGGCTAATGCTCTCCAGTCAGGCTCTTGCTGAGTTGTCTGCTGGATTTGGGCAGCCAACTGATCAAGTTGCTGCGCGTAAGCGTCTCGAATTTGTCTCGTTTCAGCCTGCTCCGCCTCGAAGGCTTTGCGCTGTTCGGCTAACTCCATCGAACGCTTAGTGTACGCCTGCTGTCGCGAATAACCGTTTTGAAGCTCGTCGAGGGTTACCTCTACCTCTTGGCCGTCCACCTTTACGGTGTAGACCTCGGGGGGTTCCTCGTCGTACTCCTCGCCGTCATCCGCCTCGTAGGCGTCTTCGCCCTCATCGTCTTCCGCATACTCTTCTTCCGAGGTCGCTTCCGCGTTCTCCTCTTCCGGCTCGTATGCTTCAGGCTCAGGCTGTTGAGGCTCTTGAGCCTCGACCTGCTCTTCCGTCACGGTGTCCGCTGGGGGCGTGTTCAGAAGAGAAACTGCATCATTTAACGAAATTGCTCCGGTTCCTTGCGGATTGTCGGACATGAAAAATCTCCTAGTTTATGCGGCCATATCGCCTGAACTCGTCAAGCTGGGCCTGCGCCATCTTACCATCCTCGACAACGCTCTGAAAATACCCCCTCACAGCGCCAAGTGCCTGCATCAAATGGAATATCTTCTCGCGCGCCTCTTCATCGTCGATGCCGGAGGTTCTCCAAGCCTCGACGAATTGCTCATCGAGATACTCAAACGCCTCGATGAAAAGCTCGTTTCGCAGCAGTGCCTCGGCCTTCGCCGCGCGGTCCTGCCGCTGCCTGTTCTTGTGTTCGTTCATGTCAGCAGACTGAAGTCCATTTGCTGTTGCGGCAATCCGTAGCGGCGCTGGAACTCCAGCAGGCCGTCAGGGGCTTGATCTAGCAAACTATATGTGCGCGTGGGACTGCGCGGTTCAAGGGGCGCTGCAACCGGCGCTGTCGTCTCCAGACGGCACGCTTGAAGGTCTTCGTCGAAGATGTATCCGTCGGGGCATTTCTGCTCCATCGTGACCGGGTCGGTGACGGTCGGCACGACCTCGTCGCGCTCTTCCGGCTCAAAGCCGGGGATGCCGTACTCCGCCGCAACGTCAGACGGCAACGGCCTGCCGGTGTAGACATTTCCGCCAAACAGACCCTCGCCAAAGCTGCCATAAAGTTTATCGCCGACAAACACCGGCCGGTAGTCGCCGCTCGAAAGCTGCTCATACTTGGTCGGTGCGCCGAGTAGGCCCATGAGCTTGGGGACTAGCCCGAAGGAGAAGTCTCGGCCGGGGCCTGCCTCAAGGTATTGGTTCAGGCTCGCCTGCTGGCCGGGAGTAAAAGTCTGATATGCCGTCGGGTATGTGACTGCGCCGAGAGACGCGCCGAAGCCTAAGTCTTGGGTCGGATAAGCCATCGCGCTTGGCGAGGCGGCAAAGCCCAAGTCCGCGCTAGGATCATACGAGGGGGCAGGCTCTGGCGACGACACCCCTAAATTCTGCATTGTCACCGCCAGAGCCTCTTGAGGCGAGATAGCACGGCTCGCCGTCATGTAATCGCGAACAGCCTGCTGCTCGCGCTCTATAGCTTCGCGGACTTCTTCTCCTGCAAACCCTCTCGGCATCCCTAGTTCCTCGGCAGGTTCGTTGAAATGTCGGCGTCGGTGACGGCCTTGGCGACGCGAAGCTCGGCCTCAGCCTGAAGCTCCTGTCGGCGCAACTCCATCTGCATCGCCATCTTTTCGCGCTCTAGCTGCATCTCCGCCTCCATCTTCTCACGCGCAAGCTGGATGTCGGCCTCGGCCTTGGCGCGATCCATCTCAAGCTCCTGCTGTAGCTTGAGCATCTCCGGGTCGGGCTGTGGTGCCTGCTGCTGTTGCTGCTGCATCATCATCTGCTGGCGGATCATCTGAGGCGAATTGAAGAACTGATCGACATCCTTGAACCCGCCGATCTCGGCGATCGAGCGCAGCGTGTTTACATACTGCTCCATCGACACAATCGGGTTCTGCGGCCCCATTTGCATCAGGATTTGCTCCTGCTTCGCCGCGACCTGCGTCAGGAACGCGATCTTCGTCTCGTCGTCTGTGGTGCCAAGCCCGACCTGCACGATGGTGTCGAACTGCGACTTCCACTCCGCCGGGTTGATCGGCACGAAGTTGTTCCGCAGGCGGAAGACCTTCGGCTTGTTGTCGTGCTTCAGGACAAGGTGCAGGATGCCCTTGAACAGGTCTTTCACGCCGGTCTCGGCCATTGTGCGCGCGTAGCTCTCCAGCTTCACCTGAGCGCCGCGAACGGTCGCCGCAACCGCGCTGGCGGTTGAGGACTGAAGCGCATCAGGCGACAGTCCCTGCGACGCGCGGCTCATGCCGGTGCGCGTCTCCTTCACGCTGTCGAGGTAATCCATCAGCGGCCTGATCTCACCACCCACAGACGCGCCTGTGATCTGCTGAACCATGCCGGGCTGACGTGCGCGGATGACGCCGCCAGCCGATCCGTCGAGCAGGTCGTCTAGGTTCACCTGACCCTCGACCGCGATCATGCGCGGCAGGGTCGAGGAGTAGACGCTGTCGAGATACTGGCGCATCAGCGTGGTCTTGATGACTTGCAAGTCCTCGGTTAGGTCATAGATCGAGCGACCGATCAGGCGGTGCGGCATCAGGATCGGCGAGCAAACCGCGAAGGGCATGTGATCCCACGGCTCATTGTGCAGGATGTAGTCGCCGTCGGAGCCGATGGCGCAGATGCGGCGACGCTCGGCGATGCCGTCGCCGTCATAATCCACGTTCATGATGCACTCGTGATAAATCACCGAGCGCAACGTCGGGTCCGCCGGGTCAACGCCTGTCGCCGCCTCAAGGTCTTGGAAGCGGTTGTTCACCTCGCGGTCGGTGTCTAGCTCGTTCTCGCCTGCGTATTGCTCGATGATGTCGCGGTCGTAGCCCATCGCCACAAGCTCCGACACAGTCATCGATGTGCGGTGCGCGACGAAGTGACAGTCGTCGAGATTGACGGCGTGGCGCGAGACGAGGAACTCCTCGGGCGGCACGTTGATTGCCTTAATCTGGCCCGATTTGCGCGTGACGCGGACAGACATATCGTACTGCACGTCGAGCGGCACGTCGGTGCCGTCCTCGTCGGTGTAGCTCGACATCACGGTCTCGGACTGCGACACGATCTCGATGTTCGGGTCGTTCAGCAGAAGCACCATCTCCGGCTCGCTCAGGCCGAAATACTCCTCCTCGTCAACTTCATCGACTTCCTCGTAGAAGAACTTGATCACGCCAGCGCGGAAGAGCAGAGCATCCTTGAAGAAGGTGTGCAGCAGCTTGTAGCCGTCGTTCTGGTTCTGGATGATATAGTTGACGTAATCGGACGCCTGCTCGGCGGCCTCAACGTCCTCGCCGGAGCGCGGGGCGAAGCGAACGTATTTGTCGTTCGTCGTGAACACCCGCATCAGATTAGGCATGATGGCTTCGACGGTATCCGCCAGTTCGGTGGCGACGACAGAAGATCGACCCTCCACCTCGTTGCCAAGCGGCTCGCCAAGGTAGAAGTCGAGTGCGCGCAGGCGGTCCTGCGTGTACTCGCTGTCGAAGTGGTTCAGCGCGTCAGTGATCTCTCCGCTGACGATAGACCCAAGCTGTACGTCGTCCATCTCTGCCATTTACTTTGCCTTTTTCTTAGCGGCCTTCTTCGGGGCAGCAGCTACAGGCTGGTCGCCCTTCATCAGGACATTGCCCTTGCTGGTGTTGACGTTCCGGGGCTTCTGCTCACGCGACGGACCAGCGTCGGCGGGAGGCATCTTGCCCATAATGCAGCGGTTCATAGCGACGCAGCGCTTGGGGTGTCCGCAGTTTCCACAATCAATCATGTTCTCTTACTCCTAGAGCGCGCAGACTTGTAGATATCTTTGTCCGCAGTCCGCGCCTTGTCGCCACGAATGTAGCTGTTAACCCGGCCCATAGCCCACGCAGCCATAGGCACATTCCTTGAGCCAGAAGATAGATATGCGCCTTGACCGCGTCGATATACTTTCGAAAGCTCTCCATAGGTCATATTCGCTTTCTCTGCTTTCTCGCGAAGCGTCTTCTTCGTCGCCTCGGAGAGTGGTTTAGCTTTTGCCACGCTTCTTCCTTCTCTTCGCCTGAGCGGCGCGCGATGCGCTGACCGCCTTCACGTCGATTTTGCGTCCCTCTTTGTAGGCTTTGGCGGTGCGCTTAATCTCCGCCGCCTTGCGAGAGCGAGAGCGCGCTCCCCGGAGATATTTCTCCGGTAGGCCGGTCTTCTTGTCCTTCGGGACACTGGGAAGACGACGCGCCATTATGCCCTCTTTCTCGCCTTCTTCTTGGCGGCATCAGATAGCTGGCCGAAGTGGAACAGCTTCTTGCTCGCCGCAGTGTGGCGAGCGCCGCTGTGAAAGGAGCCGTCGGGCATCTTGTGAGAGCCGCCACGGTGCCGGGTGCCGTCGCGGAAATAATGTGCGACGCCCTTAGCCATCAGCCAGCGTACCTCCCAAGAACTTCGTTCGAGGCTTTGCCGCCCTTCTTGCCGCCCTTCTTGCCGCCCTTCATGCCCTTGCCTTTACCGTATCCCATCGTGTTTGTCCTTCCTGCTGTACGAGCCACGCCCCTTGCGCGGCTTCACGATTTGTTGCCTCAGTTCCCGAAGCGCCTGCGCCATCGGGTTGTTACCACTTAGTGCGGTGGCTCCAGTAACGCGCCGAAAAGAAGTCCGGGTTCGGGTCTTGCGCGTTGTGTCTTGCATAATACGACCTGCGCCTTTCCTTCTCCGCCTTCGTCTTCGGCTTCTTTCCTGCGCCGCTGACGCCCTGCTGGCCGAAGCGGATCAGCTTAACCTTGTCGCCCTTCTTCGCCACAACCACATGCGACTTGTCGGGGTGGTTCGGGGTCCGTCGGGGCTTATTGTACTCCCTAACGCCTGCTCGCGCTAGGCGGGGGTCTTTAGGGGCGCGTGGGGCCATTAGGCGGCTCCGTTCTTGGAACGTAGCGCCTCAGGCATCTCTAGCTCTTCCTCGGCGGTCAGAGTTTCTGGCGGCTCGCCCAGATACACGAGGTCAAGGTAGTTCTCGCGCGTCACAGGGATGCCATATTTTTTCAAAAGCTGAACAACAGAATTATTGTTGCCAGCTTGGGGGGTTGATACCCCCAGCCCTTCGCTCAACAGCATTTCGTGCCTCATCTACAGTAATTTCACCTTGACGATATTTTTGCCATATCGAGTTGATATCGGCAATTGCTTTCTTGTCTCTCTTGAAGGTGTCGGTGAACAGCCCACGCGCCGCCTCCCAAGTGATTGATTGCATTTCTCTTGGCAGGACACCCCTTTCTTGCGCTGCGCGGCGATACGCCTCCGCATAAAGGCCGTAATTTCCTTGGACGCCTGTCACCGCAGAGTTTTTGGTGGCCCCAAACCAATCTTCGCCTTGCTTGGCCTTGGCGGGTGCGGAACCAAAGTTGTGGTGGACCTCAGTGCTGTTGCCGGACAGCGGCCTTAAAAGGCCAGCCGCAACAGCGTGTGTGTCAATGGTGACATCCCCAGCCGGGCCATTCGGGTCCAAGATATTGTTGTAGAAACTGCGGACCTTGTGTTGCGTCCCCATCAAAGGCGTGAGGATGGCCTTGTCGCCACCACTCTCAGCGGAGCGAACAGCCTTCTCGATTTCAACTGCACTGCCCCAAGCAACCTTTTGAGGCGCTCCAGAAGTTGTCGTCGCTGTTTGCAGGAAATCGCCCTCAGGGCCGACAATCTTGTAGTCGCGCGGGTTGCGGGTCTCGTCAAAGAGACGCACATAAATAGCCCTTTCAAGGGGCGTCTCAAGGTCAGCCAGCGTCTTGCCCTCAAAGTCATCAAGCAATGGCCCGAACTTCTTAGCAGCGGCTGGGGTCTTCATCATGCGAGACCTAGCGAAGTCCATCATCTTCGCATCAACAGGGACATCGGTTACTTGAAGCGTGTCAAGAACGCGCTCGCCAAGGCTTACGTTCTGATACCAGTCTTTTTGCGGCGACAGAGCAGCAAGAACGCCAGCAATAGAAGCGTCCGGCACTCCATATCTATCTACCCAGCTATCGGTAATCGCGCGCGCGCCGTCATACCATAGCTTAGAGCGCTGCCTAGTGTCCGCCGGAACACTGTCGTGCATCCACAGCAGATTGTCCTTAACATGCTCAATAAATGCCTCAGAAGCCTCCTCGGGGGCCATATTCGCCTGCGCCTCAGTCATGTTCGGATAACGCTGAACAATGCCAACATTGTGAGAAAATGCCTTAGGGTCAACCTTGCTCTCTTGAAGACCAATTTGAAGGGGCTGCGCGACAGGGTCTTCTGTCGCTTTCACCGCTGTTGGCAGGCGTGTGGCTATACGGTTAGGGTGCGCCTCTACAGAGCCAAGGAGAGGCTCTGGCTGAGGTGAGCCACCAAAGTCCAGAAGACCTTGCGATGGAGGCTCTTGTGCCGCCATTGGGGATACCTGAGGCATCTCAGGCGCAGCCATCGGCATAGACACGCCCTCAGGCGTCACCGCCTGTGGGGTGGGGGCCATACGCCGAAAAGCCTGACCTCCCGCCTGTATAGCATCAAAAGGTTTTGTCAGAAGCGCGCTAGGGGATACCAAGCGGCCCAGCATTTCGTCGCGAAATTGCCCCTGTTCATCGTAAAATTCGTCAGAAATAGGCATGCCTGCCATTCGAGAGAGGCCAGCAGCGCCAAAGCGCTGCGCGATATCTTCTGCGCCCTGACGCATTTCAGGCATAAAACCGAGGGGGGTGGTCGCCATCACAACAGGCGCAAGATCGCCAAGGAGGCCGGGAACACCAAAAGCAGCCTCCCCGACAACGCCGCGCGCAAAATCGCCCACGCGCCCCATATTTAACGGACGGCCAGTGCGTTCCTCTATCCTCTGAGGAAGCTGAGAAATACGGCGGCGAAACCCTCCGGGTCCGTAAGGGTCAGACATCATCTGACTAGCAAACGGAAAAAACTCGTTCATCACACCACCCAGTTCGTTTTCGGCTTGACTACGCGGTTGCTATTGTAACCCCTAGAGAAACCCCCGGCAACCGCACCCTGACCGGCAAAGGTCAGCACGAACGCATCCGCCACGTCGGGCGAACGCTGGCCGCGCTTCTTCATCTCGTCTTTACTCTCGATTTTCAGCTTGCCGCTGCTGAGGTATTTATACCGTATCCCGGTCAATTCCGAGATCAGCGTGTCGTCCTGCGGTATCTTGCAGTCGCGCGCCTCGAACCATTCGCGCGCGGACCAGAATAATTCGTCCCGCAAGCGATTGAACCGATCCTTCAGGCTGGCCGTCTCAGAAACCGACACTGCGACCGCAGGCAAGTCTAGCTCTCGCAGGCGGTCGGCCAGTCCCGCGCCCAACCCGATGGCGTCGATGTAAATCGCTTGGGGACGCATTGAATACGGCACGGCGTCATGCTCCGCAAGCACTATTCCGGCCAACTCCATCAGGTCTTTATTCTGCCACGTTTTGATCGGCTCAATCAGCACGTTTCCCTGCCGCTTGGCGAGTGCTGAGCGGTCCGATCCGAAGCGCGCCACGTCCAGCCCCCAAGTGACCGGCGTGGTCGGACCCGCCTCCACGTCGCGGTGCGTCGCATCCTCCACCAAATGCAGCGGCAGCAGCACGTCGTCAGACTGCGTCGGGAACTCGCCCAAGACGCGCACCCTGAAGACATTGCTGCCCTCGCCGTACTTCTCCGCCATGTCGGTGATGAACTTCGGATCGACATAGTCGCCGTCCTCGCACGACACAGTCATGCAGTGCCACTTCTCGCGGTCACTATGAAATGCGTCGTAAAAATACCCATCGGAGCGGGTCGGGTTACCGCACATGATAATCTTCGCGCCGGGGGTGGACAGCGCGCCCGACGCCGTCTCAAAAATCACGTTCGGCACACCGGACGCCTCCTCGATCACAAAAAGCATGTGGGGGGAGTGAAATCCGGCGAGGCTCTCCGGGTTCTCCCGGCGGCTCGTCCGCGCGACGGCGAAGCTGTCCGACGCACCCTTGAGCGCGATCTTGTCTGACTTGAAATCGAGCAAATCCTTGAACGCCTGCGGCATATTTCGCGCCCAGCGGTCGATCTCCGTCCATAAAACGTCGCTCAACTGGTGGGCGCTGTTGGCGGTCACGGCGGCCTTGCAGGGGTAGTGCGTCAACAGCCACCACAGCACGACCCAACTCTCGAAAGCCGTCTTCCCGACGCCGTGGCCCGATTTGATCGCGACCTTGTCGTGCTGCGCCACAGCGTCGAGCGCCTCGGCCTGCCAGCGCTGAGGCGTTGCGCCGAGGACCGATTGCACGAAAAAACGCGGGTCGTCGCGAAACTGCGCGATCATCGCTACGAGGTCATTTTTTTCGGCACCGATGGGGTTCATGCGTTATCTCCGAGGGCGGGGTGGGGGTGGTGAGGGGTATATATATTTTTACCCGCCCCGCGCGCCTGCGAGACCGGGGGGGGTCTACCGAAATCTGGTTAACTTTCTGGCAAATGTCGCATAATGTTCATTATGGATTTGGTATACCCTGCGTTTTCAGTCACTTAGCTATTCGTCCGTTTCCGGCCCTATATCATGTCGCTATCAGGACACTCGTTTTGAGCGGATTTGCCGCGCGCGCGTAGTGTATTCGCTTGTGTGTCTCGCTCGTCTATGAGCGCCACAGGCTCGGTCGCGTTGACCTGCGTCAGCGCCTCAAGATACGTCCCGCCCTTCGACGGCGTCACCTCGACTTGCTGCTTGTCTCCGTAAATCTTTGGCGTCATCCGAGCCGCTTGCCACTTGAGAATGTCAGCAGCGACGCGAGCGCTTGCTGGATCGATCATCCCGGCTCGCGTGTCCCGGTAAATCTCGTCTAGCTCTTCAGCGAGCATCATGCCCCGGAACTCTAGCGCCATCCGATACTGCTTCTCGAAGTCCGGCTCAGCCGCAATCTTCCTCGCCACTGTCGCCCAGCTTGGCATGCTCTTGTCCTTGCAGATCACCCGAACGGCCTCACCATTGCTGATCCGCTCCAAGAACTCAGGCCAGACGCTTTCATCGACCTTCGGGTACGCC